CTCTCCCAAAGTGGCATGACCGCCGCGACTGCTAATACCTTCATTGAGTTGTTAGAGCAGGTGCTCTGGTCTGTGGACTCCGACAACGATGGTACGGGCGTCATTTTGTATATGAATGACACCATGAAACGTCGCTTTGCTCGCGCTCTGCGCACCCTGGGTACCTCCGGTGGTCTGGATACCACGAAGGACCAATACAATCGCACTCTCACCACGTACAAGAATGCTATCATCCGTGATCCCGGCGTGAAAGCTGACCAGACCACCCTCATTATCAAGGGCAATGGCTTGTCAGGTTCTAGCGCGATTGGGGAAACGACAGCGGGCGTAGACAGCACCGGAGCCAGCGCCGTCTACACCAGCATCTACGCAGTGAATATGGGGGAAGAGCACTTCTTTGGCTGGCAGTTTGACACCATCAACGTGGAAGATTTAGGGCTATTGCAGGCTGATGGGGCCGTCTATCGCACCTTAATCGATTGGGCGGTGGGCCTCGCCAACAATTCTACTCGCTCTCTGGGGCGATTGTTTGACATCAAAATCGCGTAGCACGCAGAGAGGAGAACGATCATGCCCGTTGATGCTAATCTGGCTTTACAGGCCAGCGTTACCAAGACTGCCACCTTCAATAGCACTGGTGTAGACCTGGCGACAGGAACACCACGCCGGGGCCTGAAGGCGAGGATCATCTATAGCGCGGCCAATACTTCATCGGGTGCTGGATCGATCACTTTCCGTATCACGGAAAGTGATGATAACAGCACCTTCACTGGCATCTTTCAGACGACTGAGGCAACGGTGACACTCTCGACGACGGCGGCGGCTTCCGAGATCTTCATTCCATTTGAAACCTCTAAGCGCTATGTGCGTCTAGAGTTGTCTGCGATCAGCGGTACTGGCGCGACCGTCACCTACTTTGGTGACATCACGCTGAGTCGCCCGTAGGAGTAGGACATGGCTGCACGATCTTCAATGGCTGCACTCATCACTCGCGTTCGCGATCTGATTAATGATCCTAGTGGCTCGCCCACCTGGACTGACAATCAGATCCAGGATGTGTTGGATGCTGGCCGGGTAGATTACCGCTACTTGCGTCTTGCTCCTACGCCTGATTGGAGTACTGGGGCTATCCGGTTCCTGGACTACTATGCACCCATCGGTGATTGGGAAACAGATTATACCTTTGCACAGTACTTCACCACAGTGGTTACGCCGTCCAGTACTGAGCCAATCGTGGGACATATCACGTTTGCGGCCAGTACCTTCCCGCCTGTCTATATCGCGTTTGGGAAGTCCTACGACATTTACCGGGCGGCGGCTGACTTGTTGGAGCGATGGGCCAGCCAATGGATACACGCCTACGATGCGATGGTTGACGGCCAGAAATTAGCTCGCTCTCAGATGGTGATAGCCTATCGGGATCTGGCGAAACACTACCGGATGCAGCAGCGCCCACGATCGGCGAAGTTGACACGGCCTGATTTTGCGACGGGTGCTGATGAGAGCGTGAGTCTCAAGGCGAAGCCAGTGGACTATATCACGACAGGATAGGAGCGCTATGCTAGCTATTTCCGCTGCTGAAATGACCGCCATACGCGCTGAGGCGGTGAAAATCCTGAGTATCGATTGTGCTATCCAGCGCAAGACGACCACGAAGGATGCATGGGGATCGGAGACAGAGACATTTGCAACGGTGGTATCTGTGAAGGTAGGTATTCAGGTAGTGATGCGCCACACACCAGGGGATTTGCTTGCGTATGCAGACCTCATTGGCGCAAGACTGGCATGGCGGGTGAACTTTCCTTACAGCACTGATGTCCGATTACAGGATCATTTGGTGGTCGGCACAGACACAATGGTGGTGCAGGCCATTCTAAACCAGCAGAGCTATAGCGCATTTACCACCGTGCTCGCGGGAGAAATCCAGCAATGAGCACAGAGATTGATCTTGCTTTTGCATGGCTCGAAAGCACGCTCTCAGGTGACAGCACACTGACAGGCTATGCGCCTGGAGGGCTATGGCGCACCTTTGCGAAACCTGGGACCACTGCACCTTACACCATCATGAACTATCAAGATGGCACGGATAATGTCGTCTTTGGCGGCTCTCGCGCTTACTCTGAAATGCATTTTCGTGTGGTGATCGTTGGGCCAGCGGCAGATATGCAAGCCATTCTAAACGGTGCAGCTCGCATTGATACACTGCTCACCCTAGCCACGCAAACCAATGTCACCGGAGGCAAGATTCTGGCGAGTTATCGCACTCAGCCGGTAAGTATGGATGAGCTTGTTGAAGGTGAGGTGTGGAACCAGACAGGTGGTGTGTATTGTGTGATGGTAAAGGCATCGTAGGAGGGATTATGGCAGCAAAGAAAGAGGTCGAGTTGCTGGATCTTCAGGCACTCACGGACAAGCTGAAGCGTTTGGGCTATCCAGACTTCGAGGTAAAACCCGGTGAGGACAAGGTGATGATGCTCTACATTCAGGATCATCTCATCGGTGGTGCTAACTACGCGCTCTCCCTGAAAGATGACACGCTGAAGGCCTTCATTGACGAAACGGTGGCAGGAGGGCAGAGTTAGTGGCAGACTTTACCGCTGAAACGCTGCTCGGGCGACATATCCGCATTGAGGGACCTGTGCCCAAGAAAGGGAATGCCCCTACAGGGCATAAAATACGCATTACTGCCGATGACGAGCTTGTCGATAATGCGTACAAAGTGACCCTGATTTTAGAGGCTGCTGAGATTACTCAGGCAAACATCATGCTGTATCGTCTTGATTTGCCTGATGCTCCATCAGAAGAGGCCATCGTGCAAGGGCGTGATGTGGAAGTCTCATTCACGTCTGTGGTTACGGAGGTAGCCTAATGGGTGCAAGAGTCATCATCGAGATCCAGGGCTTGCAAGAAGTGCTCGATAATCTCACGGAGATCGAAGCAAAAGGTAGTGAGAACCTGGTAAAGCTGACGAAGACACTCGCAAACGACACTGAGCGCGTATGGCAGCAAAATACGCATCGACGAACAGGCAGGTTGCAAGGTGGTGAGGTTGCGGAGGCAATGGGGCTCTCATTCACGCTAAAGAACGCAGTGTACTACTACGACTGGGTCAACGATGGGCACTGGACACCGCGTGGCTGGCGTACCAAGCGCGGATACCGGCTGGCAAAGCGGCGCTCACATGTCAAAGGGCAGGAGATGACGCAAAAAGCAATGGAATTTGTACGGCAGAATATTCTAGAGTATCTTTCCAAGTTCTTAGATGGAGTGTAGAGGAAGCCAGAAAACATGCAAATAGTAGATAACAAGCTAGTGATGAGCACACAAGAACTGATGCGCTCAGACCTCTTACCATTTTGTAAGATGCGACAAATACTTACAGAAGAGTTGCACCACTCCATCGATGACGTGCAAGGGATGAAGTACAGGGGAGAGACGGTAGAAGTACCATCAGAGGATGGGGAATGGGAATCTCACCAACCAGCAGGACGACAGCAATATACACTCATCCTCGCAGACGGGGAAGAGATTCACTTCCTACGGGATACCCATACCCAGGATGTACGACTAGGAGAATTACCGGGCTCATCGAAGGCTCTACCCTAACTCATGTGAATGAACGATCATCGTTCGGGTGTGGCTCGCTTTTTGTGCCATAGTAAGAAGGAGAAAAAACATTGACCGCTTTGGCTGGTGTGGGAGCCTCATGTACTGAGGCCTCTACGTTATTCACGAATGCGTCGAAATGGACACTGAGCCTAAAGGGCGCGGTGAAAGATGTAACGCCCTTCGGAGCCTCTGGCAACTGGGCAATAAACATTGCAACACTGAAGAGTTGGACAGGAAAAATCACCGCATTCTTAGATACCAGTGATACTGCACAAACCAACCTGCTTGCCCTGTTAGGCAGCACCGTGAGCATGACATTCACGGTACAGAGCACTCCGCACGCGTTTGCTGGTAGCACCATCCTTACTGGCCTTGATCCATCAATCGATGTGCAAAATGCACAAACGATAGACTATTCCTTCACCGGAACAGGAGCATGCACTTATTCATAATGCATTAGTGGATACGAGGTATAGAGGTATATATGAGTGCATTAGCAGGTATAAACGGTGATGTATGGCTCTCTACGTCTCCACCGACAGCGTTAGGCTCACCGGAGGGTTGTACCGATACAGGCAACCATATCAACTACTTCACGAACACCCATCAGTCCTGGGACCCAACGCAAACATTTACGGTGCAGTGTTCACCAAATGGTTCTAGTGGTTGGGCTACGGTGACGGACTATACCTTTTATTGGCCGGTCGGTGAAATCGTATTCAACACCGCGAGAGGCGTAGGCACGAACAACTTTGTTCGCATCTTCGCAGGTTCCTATCCCACGATGAGCGCGCTCAGTGGTGCGCATGCATGGAAAGCGTCAGCCAAAGCCGCCACGAAAGATGTCACACCATTTCAAGCAAGTGGTAGTTGGGCTATCAATGCCGCGACGCTGAAATCTGCGACGTTTAGTGTGGATTGCTTCAGCCAGGATGCGCGCATTCTCAATGAAATGATTACGACAGGTGGTGGTACGGTAATCAACATTTCGGGTGGCCTCATCCTGTGTCAACTGTGGATCAACGAATCCGGAGGCGCGCGCTATCAGTTCTACGCGCTTCCAACGGGGATAGATACCACCGCTGTATCAAATGATATTGATAAGCAATCCATCAAATTCACTGCAACAGGTCCAATGTACCTGTGCACGTCCAACACCTTTAGCACAACAACGGTTATTCAAATGTAGAAAGTAGATTCATGGAAACAGCAGAAGTAGCTATACAGCAGGAAGAACAGCCATCAACCAACGGGCATGACACTACGTGGCAGGAATTTGACTCAAACACGGCGCTCTTGCGACACATCTTCTCTGCCGAAATACCAGAAAAGATTGTAGAACTGCCACGTTGGAATGTAAAAATCCTCTGCCGTTCTCTTGATTCACCTACCCTCATCAGGGTGCAAATGGCCTGCTACGACGAAGAAAAGAAGACGACCGATTACCGTAAGGACCTCATCAGTGTCGTCATTGAGGGCTGCTATAACCCGGTCAACAAGAACAAGGTGTTTACCGAAAGCCACCGGGCGAATTTAAAGAGATACGGTGTTGAGGTGAATTTGCTTGCTTCAACCATTCTGTCTCTCTCTGGAGTACTTCCTTCTGAGAAGGAGAACACAAGAAAAAACTAGAGCGCCCTGAAATTTTCTATGTCTACAAACTTGCTGAGCGGTTAGGCTACAGGCGTATTCCTGACTTGCTCGACGGGATGAGTAGCGCAGAGCTTTCAGGGTGGATCACCTATTTGCAGTTGAGTGAGAAGATACAAGCCGATTGGATCACGCTTGCGATCGTGAAAGCGTTCAACGGGGAAAAAGGCGAGAAGCCAAAGGACAAACCAGGAACCTTTGAAGGCGAGGAGATTATTGACACGACGAGTGCAGATTTTCGGGAGCACTTTCAGGGCTTCACAGGACAGGCAGGGCAACAATCACAATTGGACAGGCTGAGTAGAGACGCACACAAAGTATTGACGAGATAAGACGAGAAGGGAGTTGAGGAAAGAATATGGCCGACGCAGGCGAAATCAAGGCCAAAGTGACCATTGAATACGATGGATCAGGAGTTGAACAGGCCAAGAAAGATCTCGCCTCTTTGGCTGAGGCTGCTGGCTCGGTTGGTGATGGTACAGGGAGTGCGAGCGAGGGGCTATCTGCGCTTGATGAGCAAGCAAGCAAGAGTGCCGGGAGTGTCCAGGGACTCTCATCGGCTTTCGCTGATTTGCCAAAGATAGCGGAGAAGAGCGGACAGGCATTTTCTACCTTTGGTGAGGGTGCCGCTCAGAGCCAGGGGGCTATAGATGGCATGGTCGCGTCTGTAGAGGAAGTACAAGCGCCTCTCGAAAAGACATCCTCCCTGCTGGAGAAAACAGCCGCCCCCATGGCCATGATCTCTGAGCATGCTCAAGCCGTGGATCAGGGCTTTGCGCAGATCGGCGATTCGCTGACATATTCTGCTCCACTGCTTTCTCAGTACGCAGACAGTATGCAAAACGTCGTGGAATCTACTCTAGCTCCCAATCCAGCGCACTTGGCGGAAAATATGGCGGTGTTTCAGGATGCACTCGCCAACCCCTACCCGTTTCAGATGATGCAACAGCATCTCAACGAAACCGGGCAGACTTGGGGTGATTTCACGTCTGCTATTGGCAGTGATAACACTGCCATGCTCCATGAGATGGCGACCACCTCAGATCAGACACACGCGGTGCTTGGTGGGATGTCCTCCGATGCGCAGTCTGTGGGCAAAACATTTACCGAGTCTGCTGGGAGTGCGGGGGCGTTTACTGAGCAGTTCAATGCGATGGGTGCGGCGGCATCTGATGTAAATAAGGCAGTAGAGGAGACGGGGAGCGTTGTGGCCGATGCTGGTAAGGCTATGGAAGGTGCTGGCTTTGGCGAAGTTTTTTCAGGTGCCATGTCAGGTGTGGGCGGGTTCATCGGCGGCACTATGGAGGCTCTAAACAGTATCGCCATGCCACTGATGGCCGTACAGATGATCGGCATGGCAGTTGGGACAGCAGCAAAGGGTATCTATGATATGGCGGCGACGGCAGAAGGTCCGGCTGCGCATTCTATGGGTACGTTCACCGGGGCAGTGGATACCCTCGGCGCGAGTGTAAAAGGGGCAGGGCAACAGTTTTCTGAAAGTTTCGGGCAGGGCCTACTTGGTACTCTCGGAGCGATCAATGACGTGGCTGGACCCGGTAAGGGCGGAAATTTCTGGGGAGACGTAGGCTCTACTCTAGGGTTTATGAGTGGATCAATAGTCAATGCAGGGGAATATTTAATAGGTGCTCCGCTGGCTGCACTTGGCCTCGACCGGCAGGGCGGCATGGGTATGGTCCAAATGGCAAGCGAGGGATTCCAGAACCAATGGGCACAACTGAACCAGCAACCGCTTCCATTCCCAGGGCCAAATCCTCCACAGCAAAGCCAATTGCAGCAGCAACTTGCCGCAACCGTCGCCACCATGCAAGCACAGGCCAATGACCCCCAACTTTTAGCGGCGCAAGCCTACCTCGGAAGCCAGCAGGCAAAAGCCGTACAGGCACAGCAATCCTATGATGTTTCGCATTATACCGGCGTTACTGGTGGTCCTACTGATCCCTACAACGCGGTTGTGCAGTACGAGCTAAATCGCATGAATGGCGTCGGCGGGTTAACCAATCCCGACCCCAACGCAGCATTCTTTAATTCTCTAGGCGAACCATCTGGCTGCTTCATCGCTGGTACTCGCGTACTCATGGCTGATGGCAGCGAGCGAGCTATTGAGACACTTCAGGTTGGTGATCAGGTACTCAGTCATGATCGTGTGTCTTTCACTCCAACAACGGTGCTTGCTCTCATCACGCCACCACCGAAGAAGGTCTATGACCTCTCCTTCGATGATGGCAAAACGCTCACACTGACGGACTCACATCCTATCTCTACAGCAGAAGGGTGGAAGTCACTCCACCCACGAGCCACACAGGAAGAGAATCCCGGTCTTGCGGTATCGACCCTGCATATCGGTGATCGTGTCCACACCACAGGCCACATGGTGACGCTGGTAGGCATACGCCCTGGTGAAGTCGTGCAAATCTACAACATCACGGTAGATGAGCCACACACCTTCTATGCCAACGCGATATTAGTCCATAATAAGGCGCTTGGTGGGAGTTCCGGGACGAGTGGGGACATCGGGTCCCAGATCAGCGGCATGATCGGCAGTATCCAACTCCCGCATATCGATCTATCGGGCATGACCTCATCACTGGCCGGGAGCTTTTCAGGGATTCAGCTCCCGCATTTAGACTTATCCGGTCTGACCTCTGGACTTGCCGGAAGTTTCTCCGGCATTCAGTTACCACATCTTGACTTGAGTGGGCTAACGTCAGGGCTATCTGGGAGCTTTTCCGGTATCCAACTCCCTCACTTAGATTTATCGGGAATTACTTCTGGATTGTCAGGCGCATTTTCCGGTATCCAACTCCCACACATCGACCTTTCAGGGGTGGCTGCTGGCTTGTCTGGAGCATTCTCGGGTATTCAATTGCCCTCCATTCCCGAAATTGGGAGCCAGATTAGCGGTCAACTCGGTAGTATGTTTGCGGGTATTCAGATACCATCCATTCCTGAAATCGGAGGCCAGATTTCAGGACAACTCGGGAATATGTTCTCTGGTATCCAGGTGCCCTCTGTGCCTCAGATTGGCGGGATGATTAGCAGCGAATTGGGGAGTATCTTCTCAGGCATCTCCCTACCCTCTGTCCCTGACATCGGAAAAGAGCTCAATGGTGCAATGGGCGGGATATTTTCTGGGATATCCATGCCACCTATTCCCAATATCGGCGGGATGATCAATGGTGCTCTAAGCGGCATGTTCTCTGGCATATCCATGCCATCTGTGCCATTTTTCGCTAGCGGTGTGGAGAACTTTGGTGGTGGTGCAGCGGTAATTGCTGACAATGGACCCGAACTCGTCATGTTGCCGAATGGCTCATCGGTCTATCCTTTGTCTGCAGGCGGAAGCACAGGGGCAAATATGACACCAGTCTCACTCAGTGGGGGTGGAGGGAGCAACACTCCACAGTCAATCAATGTGTCTGTCCACTTAGATGGTCAAGCAATTATTTCAACAATTGGTTTGCCTCTCTCACAGAATATAAGGCTTGCCAGTGGCATGAGGGGCTTTTAATACAGATACGAAAGGGGTATAAACTTGGCAGACATCACAACAATCACAACTGATTTTAATCGCGGGACTGATGCAAGTCCAGACTGGACGGGCACAACTATAGCCCTTTCTGGTTCTTCCGGTGCAAACGAGTTTCGCATGGCACTCTCTAGCGGTTCACAAACCACGTCCACTGCGTCGGCAAGTTGGCCGTACATGAACCTACCTGCAAGCGGTACCACCACTGTAGACAATGTATACGCATTCTCAGCCAACACAACCGGCATCAAGGTAGCAACCTATGATGGCACCAACGGCAAAGCACGTGTATTCCGCTATAATTTCTCGACTGGCGGTACGCTGGTATCAGCCATGCAAACCTCCTTCTTTGCCAATACCACCCACACCAATCCGAGTGCAGGGACACAACCGCCCGGAACCAACAATGACGCATTCACGAATGGTACGAGTGGCGAATCGTCTTCAAAGTCGCTCATTAAGGGCAATTTCTATGGGTCTGGACTCACGGCAGGTGGCACACAGGAGACACCATCGGCGGGTACCGTGGGTACAGCACCATCAGCCACAACGGGCACAGCAGGATCAACCACCACCACGGCGGGTAACTGGTTAAATGCCGCTGGCAACTGGACAGACTTAGCCGGTTTCAATGATTACATTACTGCTGTTGCTATTCCGCAGGCCAACACCGCCTTTTTCTGGTACTTCACGCTTGCTATCTATCTCGCTGCATCGATGAGCACGCAGGCCGGAGGCTGGTTGCTAGTACAAACAATACAGTACGCGTACAGTTAGAGAGAACGGGCATGAAACTCATTGAGGAATTACTTGGCTGCTCGCTCCAACAGATTACGCGCTCTTATTGGGCCACGAAGCTCGATGACGATGAATGGGTGCGTGCGGCACGCACGGTACATGATTGGAACAAGGGGGAGTCACGCCAGATTGACTGGTATCTCGATCTGGTGGCAACTGACGACCATAAGCGGATTACGGAATTATGGTTATTCTGCCCTCCTAACAAAACGAGTCCCATTGGTAATACGGTACGCATGCCCATCACACGCCCTGGTAGCGCTTTTCAGTTCAAAGTCTCGACGCATGATAGTCCGGTGATTGGCCCTGGTCTACGTACACTACAGGCTCAGGTGATTGGTCGCGTGGAGAACGAGATGGGGGATTGCACGTGCTTTATCTGGGACGCAGTGCAGGACGGACTCCTTACACCGGAGTCCAGAGTCGAGGGACCGCGTAAGGGGACAATACGCA